TTTAGGAGGATTTCCCCAGCCTACAATCTTTAATATTGGCACATTTGTTGAGCCTTTTTTGAATTTTTCGTGTCTGGCTCCTTCCAGCTGCACTTCACACATTTTACCTGGATGTTTTTTATGGCCCTTAATAAATTCATCAGACATAAATAATTCTTTAATAGCCATAGAAGAACCACTTTGATTTGAGGCCCATTCTCTCCAATCCAGTATTTGGGGAATATATATTTTTACCTGGAAAGCTTTTTTAAAACCTTCTTTAAGTTGTGTTCTTTCTGTAGGAACTTCATTCCAAATCCATTCGGGTTCCACTCCAGCCTCTAATTTTCCTTGGCCTATTTTCAAGGATTTTGGATCAATTAAAATATTCTTTAAATCGTCAACATTGTTACCATCAATATTAAAACATTTCTCCTGGGCCTTCCAGGCGAAATAACTGACATCTGCTCCTAAATCAATATTCATTTTTATTTTCTCCTAGGTTATTTTTATCAGAATCCGCTGACTCGGTATTTTCTGGAGGAAATTTCTCCGCCAGATTTAACCATTTGATAAACAATGCGTATGTATCTAATGGTAAAACTATTAATGGCTCCTGGTGGTCATCACGAACAAATAATAAATCTGCATTATCCTGGGCCAGGGCCTTATACAATGAGGTAAAACCTTTTTTTCTTCTTTTACATTCCGCCACCATCCCCGCTATAACAATGTCGCCTTTAAATCGGCCACCTAATGCTCCAGACAATGGTTGCTTATGTGCATGAACTTTTAATATATCATTATGATATTTTACGACTTCTAGCTCGAATCCAGAGCCTTTTCGTTTTTGCATTGTACTCATGTTACTGTCCTCGCTGCCTCAATTATCTTTTTTGCATCCTGGTTAATTTTATTTTCCAGGGCGTTTCGGATAATTTCATCAACTATTGATGATTCTGAACGTCTATCTTTAATTTTTTTTTGTTTCAATAAATCGCAGACATCTGCGGATAAATGGAGGTGTTTTGATATTATTTTCATTTTTTTTCCTAAAAAGTACCGATTGGGTATTGACATAATACCATTTAATGTCCATATTACAAGTGGAGGGTTTGAGTAATGAAAATAGAAAAAATCCTAAATTTCCCAGAAAACCAACAGAAAGGACATCAAAATCATTGGATAAAATGACCGATAAAGACCTTAAAAAATTGTTAAAGAAAATTGAAAGAAAAAAAGCCTCACCAGGTAAGGGGTTTATAATTATGAAAATAAAACAACAATTAAACAGAAAGGAGGTTAAATGACATCAATGTTTACTAAAGTTCCTAAAGACAGAGATAGTATGATAGCTGATATTATTACTATCGCTGAGAATAAAGGTTTGCTTAAAAATAGTAAATTTAGAGATACTTTGGTTGTTGAAGATTTAGGTGATATAAAAGCAAGTAAAGGAGGTAAACACAACGGAAAACCTTGGATTGGAATTGCCAAAAAACACAGTAATCCAAATCATTGGCATACCGCAGATTCTCCCTGGGTTTCTAAATGGAAAAAATATTTAAGCAGATGGGAAAAATATAGTCCTAGTTATCCATTAAGAGGGAGAAAGGCCCAATTTTCCAAGGCCATAAAAAAGATGGAGTCTGGCAAGGTTTATTGGATCGAATACAATAGAATATGTAACGATCCAGACATAGGCGATTGGTTTGGTGATCCAAAAATTCATATGGGTGCGCCATTAGCCTTGGTGTTATGCCATGAGATAGGCCATGCCATTGACTACTTCTTGAAAGAGCCTGGCTGGGGAGGTCATGGTCCTACCTGGCAGAGAATATACAGAGTCTTGAGAAAAGAATATTTAAGCTGCCCGACAAATTACCAGGCATTAAGTTATACTTTCCCTCTTCCAGAAAAAGCCAAACAAATTCCTCTCCAGGTTAAAACGTTTATCCAGGAAGGATTATTCAACACTCCACAAACTCAACTTCAATTAATATGAAAGGACAAAAAAATATGCCAAAATATTATATAGCTTGTTTAGCTAGTTACAATAGCGGGATTCTTCATGGCAAGTGGTTTGATTGGGCCACAAGTGATGATGAATATTACAAGCAATGTAAAGAAGTCATAGACTCAAGTAAGTGTTTTGGAGCTGAAGAAACGGCAATCCATGACTATGACGGAGGAGTCAACTTGGGTGAATATCCAGACGTTGAAAGATTGGTTGAGGTCGGATGCGCCTTCCTAGAAAATGATGAAGATGTTGTCAAGGCCTACTTAGACAATCACGGACAAGATGCGGATTTAGATAGTATTAGTGATGCTTATGTTGGCAATTACGATACTGAAGAAGATTTCGCCATGAGTTGGGCCGTTGAATGCTTGGGTTATGAAGAAAATCCTACCTGGCCAATGAATAATATTGATTGGGAAGGGGCAACTAAGGAATTGATGTACGATTTCTGGACGGCCAAAAAAGATGACGGAACAATTAGCGTTTTTCACAATAACTAAAAAGGAGGAAATATAATGTCAAGCGTAGTAGTTCTTAATACAGATGGTGAGAGTTCAGAGATGGAGCTTTCACCAGACAAAACAGAAAAAGATATTATAAAATTTTTAAAAGATTCTTTATCTACTAAGACTAAGGAAGAATTAAATAATTTAATAATCCATACAGATGATTTAAAAAAAATTAAACAACACATTTTAAATAAAAAAAAGGAGGAAATATGAAAATAGAAATAGACTTTAAAGAAATGATTAAGTTTTTAGAAGCAGAAAGATATAGAGTAGCTGAAGATACAACATCTTTTCAAGCTTTTCTAAGACTTGAAAAGTTTCTTGAAATAAGAGGGCCATTTACTTTTCGTGAAGAGAAACAAAAAAAGAAAAAAGAAAAAGAAATAACAACTGGAGACAGTTTAAATACACATTTAGTTCCAAGATACCCAAATTAGAAAAAGGAGGAAATATGAAAATAGAAATTGATAAAAATGACATCCATGATCTGAGTACCAGGATTTATGAGATAAAAAGTCCAGATTTAGGAAATATGGAAATTTACAAAGAGTCTAAACCTATTAGGAAATTTGGTGCTAACGAAACTTTTTTAGTCCTGGATTTTAATAGTAGATTAGATGCCTTGTTAGCTTTTAAAGTTTGGAAAGATAGCGGGGCAGCTTTGGTGGGTTATGAAGAAAGCTGGTCAATCCAGGATGATAAAACTGTTAATTATGAATACATACACGCTATCATTATCCAAATGACTCACAAACATTATAATTATTTAAAAATGATAAGAGAAATGGAGGGTAAATGAATAATTATTCTACAGAAACTAGAAGAAAGTTTTATGAGATAATTGAATCTGATAATGGTAATGCAATACCAGATATATTTGATATGGTATTTAGCCAATTAACAGAAACACAATTAGATAATATTAACAGACTTTTAAAAGATTATAATAAACCTAACAATATTAAAGCTATAAATTTTTTAGGTAAATACTCCCAGCATAAACCTTTATTTGATGAGGTTGTAAAAACTTTAGATTTTTTAGACGACTTAAAAAAGAAAGAGGAGAACAATAATGGCTAAACCAGGAACTAAGCATTCTGGCAAGTATGTTGCTTACTATAGGGTGAGTACAAAACGCCAGGGTGAATCGGGGTTAGGATTAGAGGCCCAAAAAGAAACTGTGTTACAACATTTGAATGGTGGCGCATGGGAAATGGTGGAAGAATTTACCGAAGTTGAAACGGGGAGAAGGACAGATAGACATAGGCCCCAGTTAAAGGCTGCCCTGGAACTTTGCGAAAGAGAAAAGGCAACTTTGGTTGTTGCTAAACTGGATAGATTAACCAGGAATCTTGCATTCTTATCCAGGATCTTGGAATCCAGAGTTCCTTTTATTGCTTGTGATATTCCAGATATGCACAATCCAGCCACAACTAAATTTATGCTGCAGCTGATGGGTAATATAGCAGAGTATGAGGCTAAGTTAATTAGTGAAAGAACGAAGGCTGCACTCAGCGTAAAAAAGAAACAAGGAGTTAAGTTAGGTAGTCCAAAACCAAAAATTGGTTCACAATTAGGGGTTGACTACATACAAAAAAAAGCTAAAGATGATTCCCTAAAAATTTGTGAAGTAATAAAAGAATTAAAGAATCATGGAAAATATGACACTTTGTATTCTATTAAAAATGGATTGGAGGCTAGAGGAGTTTTAACTCCTAGAGGTAATAAAAAATGGAGCATTTCCAGTTTAAGAAACGTGATGATAAGGGGAGGTTTATATCATGTCTAAGGCTGCAGAAAATTTAAAAAGAATGAGTGATGGTGTTCCCGTTGTTCCTTGGGAAGATAGAAAAAATAGAAATCATAAAGAATGGATGTTAAAACGATTAGCATTTGTTACAGTTTTAAATCGTTCTTCACACTCAGATATTCGTAAAAGATGGAATAAATCATTAGATACTCGAACAATAGCTGCTTTAGCGATAGCTGCTCGATACCATGCTTTACCTAAATATGTTACGGATTTATGTCCAAAGAAACAGTATAATAATATTATAACAATGTACCTGGTGAATAAAATTTGCAATGGCAGTAAAGATAAACTTTTAACTATTGTAAAAGATGGAATTGCCTCAAAAGAATTGTGCGAATTACAACGTCCTCCAGGATATGTGGGTATAGTGTTTACGGCTGGTAAAACTTTAGTCAAGGCATTTGAAGATAAAGTTGATGATATAGCGCAACTATTAAACGAGTAATTGCGGCAGAAGTTACTCTTATTTTCCGACTAATTTTTAGAGTTGGATTTTTAAAAAAAATATTTTACGTTTTTTAATAGAAAGGAAATAGAATGTCATACGATAGATTGAAAAAAGAAAGACAAAATGTGCAGACTTATTCTCGAAGAGTCCAGGGAGGAGTAGCAGCTCGAGTAACTGTGCCTATGCTACATCCACATCATATCGAAAATGTAGTTAAAAATTTTCGGAACGTTGCGGATAATTTTGAAAATATATTGAACAATAAAAAAATGCCTAAGTGGGAAAAGGTTAGTTATTGTAAATATAGGTTATACGAATTGCATAGACAACTGTTATTGGATGCTGACGAAAGTCATTTAAATACCCCTGGAATTGACTTTAGAGGCTGCAGATAATACAACTTATTGTATGGAAAAACCTTTTGATTATTGAAACAACAATTTAGTGGGAGGATTAAAATGAAAGTTGACAATGAATTATACAAGGTAATTAGCGGAAACGCTTTTAAAGTCTATGGTTCTGATATAGAAGGCCATAATGGTAGAAGTCTTTGGGTTGGTAAGTGGAACAACTTTAGGGCGCATAATATATATTACCACAATTCATCATTAGACACTAATAATGGTGATACAACATCTAAAAATAAGAAGAGAAAAAAGCTTAATAAACTTAATAAGAATAACACACTTAGTAAGATTAATAAGAGGTCTTTTATATACGACATTTTTACTATAATTGCAATAGCAATATGTTGCATATATCTATTTCCTATGGCCGTAGTTGCGTTAGGAGTAGTGTAATGGATAATAGATATGTAGAACATAATAAAGCAGCAATAGGTAAATTAACAGATGATGTTATGATGTCTTGTTCTCGCTTACCAAGTCTATTTGGAAAAAATAAATACTCATCACCAAATGAAGAATTGCAAAAATCATTTAAAGCTCTGCAGCCAGATTATGAACGGCCAGTTATTGAAAATGATCCAATTCATTTTGGTAATGTTAGTGAACCTTATAACCTGGAACACGCTGGTAAAAAATTAAATATGAAAGTTGAGACGGGAATAGAACATCCATATTTACATGATACTTTACCTTTAGCTGGTTCAGTAGATGGTATAGGCCTGGCTACAAACCAAACAATTAAAACTGATGAAGAGAAGGGAGTCTATTGCTTTAATGAAAATGGAAAAATTATTGATTCATTAGATATAGATGGCCCAGGTATTCTTGAGGCTAAATTAGTTGGTTCATATCCTACGGAAGTACCAGATCCAAACAAGGGGCCAATACAAGTACAAGGATTAATGATGTGTTCGGGTTTAACCTGGTCAGCAGTATCTATCTTGTACCAGGGAATGTATCATAAAGTATATGTCTATAAAGCAAATCCAGTTTTACAGAAAAGAATTGAAGAAGAAGTTATTGAATTCGATAAAAGAATTAAGACATATAAAAGAGATGGAGTTACTGATTGGTACCCAATATATAGGCCGAATGAAGGCCCAGATGTTTATACATTAGATGATGGATTGCCGACTCTAAATTTAACAGAAGAATTAGCGGGTGTAGCTGAATTAATTTTAGACGCTAAAGAAAATATAAAAAATACACAAATATATTTAGAACGATCCCAGGCAGAACTAATGAGTTTTATGGGAAACCACCAGTTTGCGGAAGGACATGGTATTAAACTTGAATGGGGCAAAACATCTCCCAGGAAAGAATATACTGTACCAGCAAGTCCTGGCGGAAGAAGTAAATCTCTTAAAATTTCATTAGTAGAGGAGGATAAAAATGAATAGTAAAATTAATATTACTAAAGATTATGGTGATTTTAAATTTGTTAAAGGTAATCGAGCCATTAATTACACTCATGTAAACAATTTGGTAAACAGTATTAAAGAAAAAGATTTACAAATGCCTATTATTGTTGATGAGAAAATGAATATTATTGATGGTCAACATAGATTCGAGGCCTATAGATTATTAAAAAAAGATGTTCATTTTATTATTAAAAAGAATTTTAATTTGAATGATATTCGCCAGGTAAATTCCGTTCAAAAGAGTTGGACACCTATAACATATATGAACTCTTTTAAAGATTTAGGAATTGAGGATTATGTTTACCTGGAATGGTTTGTTCGTACTTATAAATTTGGCATAAGGGAAAGTGTGCAAATGTTAACTAACGCTAAAGCAACTGGCCCAAAAGATATGATTGAGTTTAAGTTAGGCAACTTTAAAATAACTAACCTGGAAAAAGGTAAAAAAATGGCTACTAGAATAAATAAAATTGGTGAATATTTTCAACATTATAAAAAAAGAACTTTTGTTACGGCTATGATTGCAGCTTTAACTAAAAAAGAATTTGAATGGAATAGATTTAAACAAAAGCTTGAAAACTTTTCAGCCATGTTAAAAAACCAAGGTTCTAGAGATGATTTTTTAGTGAATATAGAAAAATTATATAACCATAAAACACCTTGCGAAAGAAAAATAAGATTTGATTTGTATAAGGAGAAAATATAATGGAATCACTTACTCCAAAACAAAAGAAAATTTATGATAGCATTGTTAAATATCAAAATAAAAATGGGTATAGTCCTACTACAGAAGAATTGGCTAATATTAATGGTATTAAAAGTGTTAGCTCTATATATCAAACATTAAAGATTTTAGAGAATAAACAATATATTGTTAAGTCAAAATTAAAACATAGAAATATTAATCTTATTGAGGAAACTGGCCACAATCCATCCAAACTGCCAACTGCTCAACACGATTAGTATTCTGTCTATACCATAATGAATCTCGCATTTCTATTGAGGCCCTGGCATAATCTTTTCTTTCCAGGGCCTTTATCATATTCTTAAAATTTAAGAACCTGGTTAATCCCATATTAAATACCTGGCTAATAATACAAATTTTACGAACCTCATTTAGATTTTCCCACCAGGAAAAATTCTGTCTCTCTATTTCTTCAATACATCTTTTAATATCATTATCTAATAAATAATGAATTTCATCCTCTGATAAACCAAATCCCGATATGTCTCTGCCAACTCCAATTGTTGCATAACCTTTTAAGGTTGATCCTTTAGTCAATGATATACTGGTTGCATCATCATAAACTAAACTTCTTTTACCTTCGTGATGAATAATTATTTCTTTTAATTTATCTAACATTAAATAGTTCCTTCGTGAGTAGGGGGAGTAACTCCGTGTTTTTCTTCCCATAAATCAGCCTGGACACATAGCATATGCCACTTCTGGTTTTTAGGCCGTCCAGCTGATGTTGATTTATATATTGAATATAATGTTTCATAACATTTCTCGAATGGTATTCTTTCCGATACTTTATATTCTATTTCTGCAGTATGAGGAGTACATTTCATAGACAAACAATACATGACTATGGCAAGATACTCTATCATTCACACAACTTGGTATAAACTTCATTATGAACCAAAAGACTATTTACCAGGTCATCACTAATGATTTCAAAATCCTGGTCTGGTACATATATTGGATCAGCTATATTACAATAACTGTTATTCGTGTTTAGTGCGCTTAAACTTCCGCAGCCGTTTCCTACGATCAGCAGCACTAGCACGATCAATATTTTTTTTAACATTCTTTGCCTCATTAATTTGTTTCATATCCTTCTTTAACATTGAACCTTCAACGGCCTTCTTCATCCAGAGAAAGCCAAGTAACTTTCCAGCTAACTTGGCGACTCCTCCGATAGCACTAAATATTCCCATGCTATGTATCCTTATTCCTATTCTTGCCAAAGTTTCCAGCAGCAAGATTTAATACTTTTAGTATTGTGTTAAGTATTTTGTCGTCCGATTTTGATGGCGTTAGAATCGTGATTGCCGTACACGAGGACAAAACTAAACATATTGCGTTTAACCACTCTGGTGCCGAACTTAATAATCCAACTATACTTTCCATTTTATTTCTCCTTTTGTTATGGGAACGTAATTTTTGTAATGATACCCGCCAGGAATAAAATAATACTCCCGCTGGATACCCATAAGATTGTCTCTAAACGTCTAAGTCTAAATGTTATTTCCTTATTATTTTGTTCACACTTAAATTCGTGATGATTGAATTTAGTATTCAATACATCTATTTCTGCTTGAATTTCTCTATGAACTGTACTTAAACTTTTAGGTCTGCCTCTCATGTTACTGTCCCGCTAATGGATTGTTTAATGCTCTTTCCAATTTAGTATCAAATCTTTCTTCTAAATCAGTTAAGAGTTTGCTAAATGACTCGGCCCTACGGCTAGAGTCTTGCTCGATAAGATTTCTTTTCTCATCAAACCTCGTTTCAGCCTCCGAAATAAGGCTGCGAATTTGTGATTCATTATTACGAATAGATGTTTGAACGTCTGTATAATTTGCCCTGGAACGTTTATCGACTTCTGTTATTAGATTTTCAATTACTGTAATATCTTGCCGCAAATCATTACGAACTGTCCTGGCATCTTTAGCAGCAGCCTGGACAAGTTCATTTACTGTCCTAAATTCTGTATCAATAGAATCAATTTTAACTTGGATTTGTTCATCCAGGGAAATTATTTTTTCTTCCATAACAGATAGTTGTTCCTGGAAATGACTCAAGTCTGGGGCCACATAACTATCTATCTTGGCGGACATATCTTGAAACATTTTCCATCCTTCAAAAACTCCATAGGCCCCACCTAGAATTGAACCGAGTAAGGGGATTAGTAAAAAAATTTTTGAACCTTTTATTTTTATTCCTTTATATTCAACTTCACTCATATTGACTCGCTATCATTTCTTCCATATCTAAGGAACTACGAACTGAAATATAATTCCCATATGGATCTGGTATAAAATTATCCTGGTAAAATTCTTGTTGTGTGTACCAGGCTACATCTTCTATAGTTTGATTCTGGTAAACATTTATGTCTGCGCTTAAAGCATCCATGATTCTTAAAGTTACAACTCCCGTAATATCCTGGTAAGGACTCTCAAAACTATTAATTATCTT